GTTTTATTAAATAAATAATTTAATTACATATTTAGATTTTATCAATCATTAAGAGCGTACAAATACCTCCTCACTAATAAAATTAGTTAGACTGAACTCCAACAAATAACTGACTCTTAACACCATTTTGAAAAGCTTCATCATCTTGTAAGAAACACTTGACTGGTTCTTCACCGGACGAAATTTTTTCAACATTATATTTCAACGCATTAGACCAACTAACTATGTCGGACGCATATGAATTAAAATAATAATAACATGATTGTTTAAATAACGATGATTTCATGAGTGGTTCTTTTGAATACCTGAATAACACAATGAATTCTGGCTTCCAAGGATTTGAGTAATGGGGTTTAACCATACTAAAAGAACCATAAGCTCTATAAGTAGAATATAGGGCTTCTACGACATCCTTATTAACATCATGAATGGTAGTGATAGCCTGCCGAACATTATTACAATTATCACGAAGTCTCTTTAAAGACATAAGTGATTGATGTATGTCAAATTTTTCATCACGAGTGACAAAAACTGGATCAACATCATCATGCAACAAATCAACACGGCCATCAATCTTATAGTCGTTCGCATCCATGTCAACAAAAGTGAAACGCTCATCCTTTAAAACGTAAGGGCAAATTCGTGGAAACCTCTTATCCTTATCTACATCAGGAATTAGAGACACACCAATCACACTCTTTGCCTTACGTAATAAAAGCTCAGCGCATGCACCAGGATGAGTTCCGAAATCAACAACACTTTCAAAATCAATGTTAAACTTCTTAATAGCATAAGCAAGTCTTCCAGCATGATAACCAAATACAACCTTGGGACTCCTATAAGGAGATGTATTTGTTATAGCTGAAATCCTATTGCTAGCACCAAGAAAATATGCACTTTTCTTTACACTCCTATAGTAAGCACAGGAGTCTTGAAAATAATTCATATTTAAATCTTGTCTCTCAAAGTTAAAAACATCAATATCGAATTTAAGATTAGGCCACCTGATAATTAGGGGAATCTCCATAACTCCATATAACTCCTTAATAAAGGAAAGACTGGGAATTATTGGAATTGAAGATATCCTAGCAATATCATTAGGCTTAAACATGTATTGTTTCCGCATTCGATTCGAAAACTCAACTGAATAAATCTGGTAATGATCACGTAAATATGCTAACATTGAATAAATCGCATTCCGTACCTCTGGATTAAAAGGGTTATCTAATAGATGACCAATTAATCTTTCAGCAGCGATAACTTCATCAGGAATGTCACGCTGAGTCGGGTTACCCTCCTCAGGCATTAATAATCTTGAAAAAGTTTCAACAGAATCACGATAAATAAAATATTCTCCATTCTGATAAGATATAGTCTTAGATAGATAATCTACCTTATGAAGATACTTTGAGGATCTAATATATTTAACCTTAAAACCACATTCGGCATAAGCGTCAATGATATCATCATTAGACAAACCTATAGGTTTAAGGAAAAAATTATCATCACCATACAAAGCATGTTTCATCTGAACACCAAATCTTGAAGATAAATATTGGAAAACAAGTTCGTGTCCCAATGTATCTCCATGAGAGGTGTCAGCGAAACCGCTCTTCATACCTGACGTTGTTCGAAAACAATAACCACCAGGAAAAGTAATCTTACCATGGATCATATCTTGGAAGATAACACAAAAACGCCAAATGTAACCATCATCAACACCAATATGATTCATAATTTTGACATAAAAATTTTGAATCATGGTTAATAATGAAGCAGACATAGAGTTGTCCCAACCACTTATATCTAATGAACAGTATTCATATCCATAAGGGGCGACACCCTCCTCATCATCAAACATTTCAGCGAACTTGCGAGTACCTCCATTCATCCAACTCATACCAACGGAGCACCAATCAAACCTCTCCATAATTTTGTGGAAAGGTTGGAAAAATAACATGCTAATGAGCATAGAAGAAAAACCAGAATATGATATCAATCTTGCGGATGGATCATCACCCGGTTTTTGCAACTTAGCTCGTCCGCTAGTATACCATACATGTTTGTTCATATATGCATTAAATTCATCATCAGATTTAAGCATAACCTTAGCCGCATCAATCGCAGTGGTCTTAACCTTACCACGTTTAACACCGGACTTAAAAGGAAAGCCAGCAGCAGAAGAATTATCAATCAATAAACTGTCAAAATCACCAGCTATCGAAAAACGAATTTCTTCCGCAAAAGCGGCAAAATCTGGCATTGAAATCACCTGGTGATATAACTTACCAAGTGTTGAATGCATGGAGTCAACTATATGATCATGTAAAACAAAATCGACGGCAAACTTTTCAGCTTGAATAAGCTTTAAAGGCAACGTCGGATTAGTTCTAATGTAAGTAAGCTCAGCTTTCACTTTTGCTTCATTACAAAATTTTGTCATAAGTTGACCAATGAAAAAATC